AGAACCACTTCTGCACCACGCAGGCACGGTGGAACGAACGGTTTACGAGGGTTGAAGTATGACACGAATCAGCAAGACAGTGATGGAGCGGATGGCGAAGGCGTTGGTCATGCACGCCTACGACGATCGCGCTCAAACACTCATGACGGAAAGCGCGGCGTTGTTTGATCTGGTTTACGTGCGTCACCATCACAGCACGATCCTCAAGCATATGACCGTCATCGCAGCGAAGCACCCGAAAGCGTTTGAGCAAGACGATAGCGCCAACATCAACCTGTCTGGTCGTCGGTTCAGTGTCGGCAATCGTCGCATTGGTGAGTATTGGCGCGCGGAAACCAAAGCCCGCCCCGTGCTGCAAGACTTTGATCCTTATCCGGGTATCGGGGTCGTCGAAGGTGGTGATCTTTTCGACCGGTTCAGTGCTTTCGTTGATGCTGAGAAAGAACTGACCGCAGAAGTCAAGGCTGCGTACACCGAAGCACTCGGCACACTTGGTCAGTTCAGCACTGTCAAAGCGCTTCGGACGAAGTGGCCGGAAGTCATTTCGGTCGTGGAAGACTTGCTCCCCGAAGACAACCGATTACTCCCGGTTGTCGAAGTGAAGCATCTGAACGATCGCTTCAAGCTACCGGCTGTTGCGGAATGATCACCGTCACAGCCACAGAGCTGCCCCGCGTGATGCACTGCTTCGGCTCACTCCAGATGCCGCAGTCGGTGCCGGGTGGCGGTGATCCGACCGCCAGAGAGGAAGGCAACGCGGCACACTGGCTCGCTGAGCAGATGTTCAACGGCGCATCGGTGGGTGCTGGCGCAACCGCACCGAACGGCTACGTGATCACCGACGACATGGTGGAGCACGTGAGCCAGTATGTCAGCGCGCTCGACTGCGGCGAGATGGAAGCCGACACCAGTTACGCGGGTAGCGGGTGGGAAGTGCGTGGTCGGGCGGATCATGTCGCGGCGCGCGACGGTCTGCTCACCATCGACGATTTCAAATACGGATGGCGCATCATCTCACCTGTCCGCAACTGGACGCTCATGTCTCATGCGATCGGTTGGTGCATCAAGCACCAACAGCGGCCCGACCGCATCACCTTGCGCATCCACCAACCCCGTCCGTATCATGCAGATGGGCCGCTCAGGGAATGGTCGTGCTCGTTCGAGGAACTGATGGGTTACTACGCTCAGATCGAGCACCGGCTCACCAATCCGACCGACGAACTCGTGACCAGTCTGGACCATTGCGCCAAGTGCCACGCGCTCGCCACCTGTCCCGCTGCGCGTCGTGCCAGCATGAACGCTCTGGACGTGGTGGATCGGGTGTTCGTTGACGATCTGCCGAAGCCGGTGCTGCTGCGTGAGATGGAACTGATGCGGCAGGCGGTCGGGCTGATCGAGGCGCGCAAGGACGCCATCGAGGAACTGGTGACGCACCGCATCAAGCAGGGTGAGGTGTTCGAGGGCTATGCACTGGAGCGGCGCTACGGACAGCGCAGGTGGAAGCCTGGGTTGACTGGTGCGGCTCTCAGCATGGCGGCGGGTGTGGATCTGTCCAAGGATGGGATCGTCACACCAGCTGAAGCAGAGCGGCGCGGTGTGAGCAAGGAAGCGGTTGCGGCGCTGACGGACAGGCCGTTGCTCGATGCGAAATTGAAACAGATTGACGTTGATGCCCGTGCTCGGGCTGTATTTGGTAATCAATAGGAGTGAAGCTATGAATCTCATGACCACCACCCACCTCACCGCTGTCGGTTACAACAATGACACCGGCACCGAGTTCACCACCTGCCTCGGTCGCATCGTGTGGGGCCACCCGCTCAAGCCGCAGGACAAGACCAAGGATGACGTGAAGGTGCTCGACTCGAACGGTCAGCCGATCAAGGTCTGGTCCTTCGGTGTCGCCTTCCCCAAGGCTGATTTCCAGCAGTCGATCTGGCCGCACCTGTTCGCTGAGGCGGCGAAGGGTTATCCGAACGGTGTCCCGAACAACTTCACCTACAAGTACAAGGACGGTGACACTGACACGGACGCCAAGGGCAACCCGCTGTCGGGCAAAACGGGCTACGCTGGCAACTACGTGATCGCCTTCTCGACCGAACTGCAACCGCCGCAGTGCTTCGTGTTCGAGAACGGTGCGTATCGCCAGATCGACGAGAGCATGATCAAGACCGGCGACTATGTGCTGGTGGGCGTCAATGCCAAGTGGCACGGCCCGAACCCCAACGCGCGTGGTTCGCGCCCCGGCCTCTACATCAATCCGCTGACCGTTCTGCTGTGCTATCAGGGTGAAGCGATCAGCGGCTCGTATCAGGCCGATCCGAACGCCATGTTCGGTGCAGCACCGCCGCAGGTGGCGATGCCTGCCGGTGCGATGCCTGTGGGCGCTCCTGCACCCGCTGGCGGTGGTATGCCTGCTGCACCGGGGACGATGCCGGGGATGGGTCAGATGCCGCAGCCGGGAGCCGCTGCGATGCCCGGTGCTCCGGTGGCTGGTATGCCCGCAGCACCCGCACCGGCTGCACCGCCTGCCCCGGTCGGTCCGCAGCGCCCCACTGATCCGACGCACATCCACAACAACGGGAACGGCACGGAGCAGTGGTTCATCAATGGCGCTTGGGACGGTGGTGCTCATCCGGTGCCTGCAACGCTGCCGCCGCCTGCTGTGGGGTTCGTGGATCAGGCGGCGGGGATGCCGGGTGCGATGCCGCCCCGTTGAGAGCGGGACAAGGTGCAGTGCGGGCCGGAGTGTATCTGGCCCGCCTGTCACTATGACCCCGTGTTAGATGATTGTATAAGGTGGTGAGATGACCGTAGCTTATGAACACGCAACAATGGTGACTGCTCTGGTCAAGAGCGGGTCACTGATTGTCGAACAGATGACAGCGAACAAGGCGGACGCTTGGCACGCCGCAACAGGTGTCGCGGGTGAGGCGGGTGAACTGCTCGACGCCGTGAAAAAACACGCGATCTACAACAAGCCGCTCGACCGCGAGAACATCGTCGAAGAACTCGGTGATCTGGAGTTCTACATGGAGCAACTGCGCCAGAATGTCGGTGTGACCCGCGAAGAAACGCTGGTGGCGAACATGGCGAAACTCGCCGTCCGATACAACGGAATGAAGTATTCCGATCAGGCGGCTCAGAACAGGGCGGACAAGCAATGAACCAAATCAACGTCCTCGATCACGGTTACATCCGTCTGGTCGATCACATGGGGTCAGACCTGTCGGTTGTCCGTTCAGCGCGTGTGTCATATGATGCAGCGTGGCGCGCTGGCGAAGATACCGGAAGCGACCGGCGACTGATCAATTATCTTTGGTCGCACCGTCACACCACACCTTTTGAGGCGGTCACGTTCACCTTCGAAGTCCATGCGCCGATCTTTGTGTTCCGCCAATGGCATCGCCACCGCACTTGGTCGTTCAACGAACTCAGCGCACGCTACCGTGAACTACCTGAGCAATTCTACGTCCCTGACGCAGTGGTGCTCAAGGCGCAGTCGAAGAATAACAAGCAGGGGCGTGACGGTGATCTTGAACCGCAGGACGTTGCGCGCGCTCAGTACGCAATACGTGAACAGGGTGAGCGGGCTTTTGAGGCTTACAGGGCAATGCTCGAAGCAGGTGTTGCACGCGAATTGGCCCGCTCAGTCCTGCCTGTCAGCACCTACTCGACGATGTTTGCCACTGTCAACCTGCTCAACCTACTCAAGTTCCTGACCCTGCGTTGTGATGAGCACGCACAATACGAAATCCGTGTTTACGCTGATGCGATGCTTGAACTGATCCGACCGATCGTCCCTGTAACCGTCGAAGCCTGGGAAACCCACCGATGAAACAATCCCGCATAGACAGCTTCATGGAAGCACTCACGAACGTCGCAATCGGCTTCGGGATCAACTTCGTCGCCAACTGGATCATTCTGCCGTGGTATTTCGGCATTGAAGCGGACGTGGGCAGTTTCGCACTGCTCGGGGTGATCTACACCTTCATCAGCATCGCTCGGTCCTATGTGATCCGGCGCGCGTTCAACGGGCAGACCGTGTGGGAAGCTATCACCGGTCGGGTGCGCGGTGATTGATCGGACACCACCCCGCTCGCTCGATCTGGATGGCTTCAGGCGCGTCGGGTGTCGCCCGCTCATCGTCACGGTCAACGGCGCAGTGCAGCACTACGTTCTGGCGTATAACGTGACCGAGGGATGGGTCGAGCGATACAAAGTGGACGAACGCGGCAACCTGTCGATCTATGAAGACGAGTATCGGAGTGAAATTGTGCGCGGTGTTGTGATGGTGTGGTGGGGATGAGTATAACGACAGATCACATTCTGGATGACATGATGGGGTGCTCTCGATGTCATAGGATGCTACCGCCATCTTGGTTTCAAGTGCGCGGCGATACCGGTCGCAAACGGAAGGTGTGCCATGAGTGCCGTATAAACCAAGTCAACCAGTGGCAGACCATAAACCGCGAACAGACCCGCCTGAATCAACGAAATTATACACGCACCCATCGTGGTAGAGCCATGACACTGCTGAACGCAGCGAAAGCGCGAGCGAAAAAGCGTGATGAAGATTTCAAGCTGACACTGGATGACGTGATGGAAATGCTCGAACAGGGTGTGTGCCACAGAACCGGTGTGAAATTCGAGTTTGAAAATTCAGTTGGTGGAACGCAATCTCCTTACGCTCCGTCCTTGGACAAAATAGACCGTGCCGGAATATATGAACCCAGCAACGTCCAGATGGTATGCTTCTGGTATAACGGAGCCAAGCAACAGTGGTCGGAAGAAATAACTATTGAAATGTGCAGACGTGTTGCGAGGTTGAACAATGATTTCACTTGAGAACGCTCAGGTTTGGGACTGTGAGTGTCTTCCCAACGTGTTCACGCTTTGCGCGATGCCTTTTAACGGTGAGGGTTGCAGCGTTTGGGAGATCAGTGAATTTCGAGACGATCGCGCACAACTGATGCAATGGTTCAACTGGTTGAATCAAAATCAGATACCCATGATAGGGTTCAATTCGATCAGCTATGACTATACATTGGCGCACCTGTTGTTCACGAACCCCAACGCAACCTATCAAATGCTGCATGCGAAATCGCAGTCGATCATACAGAATGGCTACGGTGATAACCGTTGGTCACACATGATCTGGCCGCGTGATCGGTTTGCGCCGCAGATTGATCTGATGCTGGTTCACCACTTCGACAACCGCGCCAAAACGACCAGCCTGAAGGCGCTCCAGTTCGCCATGCGGTCCAAGTCGATTGTTGAGTCGTCGCTGCCCTTCGACCGCGCCGTGACCGAACAGGAGATCAACGACGACCTGATCCCCTACAACAAGCATGACGTGCAGGAGACGAAGCAATTCGCGCTCTACTCACTCGACGCGATCCAGTTCCGCATCGGGCTCATCGAACAGTTCGGCATTGAGTGCCTGTCGTGGAATGACACCAAGATCGGTGAGAAGATGCTGGAGCAACGGCTCGGGCAGGACGCCTGCTACGAGTGGTGCGATGGGCGCAAGCACCGCAAGCAGACCGTCCGCTCGTCTGTGGCGCTGAAGGATATTATCTTCCCCTACGTCCGGTTCGAGAACCCCGAGTTTCAGCGTGTGCATCGCTTCATGCTCGACCAAGTGCTCACCCCTGACGAGTTGGACGGTGAGGACAGCACCGCGATCAAGACCAAGGGTGTGTTCACCGATCTGACCGCTGATGTGGGTGGTCTGACGTTCCACTTCGGCACGGGCGGCGTCCACGCCAGTGTTGAAGCGCAGCGGTTCCACGCGACCGACGAATGGCTCATTCGGGACATCGACGTGGCGTCCCTGTATCCTTCGCTGGCGATCGTGAACCGGCTGTCCCCGGCGCACTTGGGCGAGCGGTTCGTTGCTGAGTATGCGAAGATCCCCGCCGAGCGCAAAGAGCACGCCAAAGGGACGTATATGAATGCGGCGCTCAAACTTGCCGCGAATGGTGCATGGGGTAAATCGAACAGCGCCTACAGTGTGTTCTATGACCCCCAATACGCGATGCAGGTGCCGATCAATGGCCAGTTGCTCATCTGTATGCTGGTCGAGTGGTTGCAACGGGTGCCCACACTGCGCGGCCTGCAATGCAACACCGATGGTTATACGTATTTGGTTCATCGTGACCACATTGAACAAGCGAAACAGATTGAACGAGCGTGGCAAAACTACACTTGTCTGGTGCTTGAAGATGCGTCCTATCGTGCCATGTTCATTCGTGACTGCAATTCGTATATTGCCATCGACACAAGTGGTAAACTGAAACAGAAGGGCGCATACTGGACGCCAGACCCACTGGACTACGCGGGCAGCATCAGTAACGCTTCGCCGCCTAGCTGGCACAAAGACCACTCGAATATCATATCGACCCGCGCCGCAGTGCTGGCAATGGTCCACGGGGTCGATCCGGCCCACGTGATCCGGGCGCACACCGACCCGTTCGATTTCATGTTGAGATGTAAGGTAGGACGCTCGGATCGGTTGCTGCACGGTGAGCGGCAGGTGCAGCGCGTGTTCCGGTATTATGTCGCGCGTGAAGGCGCAACACTGGTCAAGATCGCACCACCCGTCGCAGGTGGTGTGGTTGGGCAGTGGAAGCGCGCGAACGGTGTGAGCAAGGCGCAGTATGATGCGGTGATGGCCGAGACGGGTGGTGCATGGGATGAGCGCGTCTGCACAAAGAATCGCAGCACCTACACCGAGCGCCGCATGTCGATCGAACAAGGGTGGCTTGTTGCGGACTGCTGCGATGCAGATCGGTTCGACTGGAGCAATGTGAACTACGATTACTACATCGCTGAGGCACGGAAGCTGGTGATTGCTTGACAGGTGGTAAGTTTTGCGATACACGAGTCGCAACGTAGGAGATAGCAGATGATCTACTTTTCCGACCTCAAGCAAATGTTCTGGATTCGCGGCGCGGATGGTGAGCCCGTATGGTTCGACACTGAGCGTGAAGCGCGTGCAGGGGTGGCGGAGATGGACGATGTGTAAAATTGCAGCACTTGCCGCGACTGTCGCACTCGCCGGATGCGTCACCACCAGCCCGTCAGCGGGCATCCGTCCGCTCGGTGGCGACACCTACATGGTCTCCGAAATGAGCGGCTTTGGTAACGTGGTCGAGCGGGCCGCAGTTTTCTGTTCGTCGTTCGGGCAAACCGTGCAGATCACCGGCAACACAATGCAGACGGGCATTGCCAGCGGTAATCAGTATGCCGTCATCACATTCAGGTGTGTGTCGTGAACGATCCGGTGAACCATCCGAAGCACTACACCGCACACCCGTCCGGTGTGGAGTGCATCCAGATCACCGAACACATGGGCTTCAACCTCGGTAACGCCATGAAATACATCTGGCGCGCCGATCTGAAGAACGATGCGATTGAGGACTTGCGCAAGGCTGCTTGGTATATCAACCGTGAGATTGATCGGAGGACCAAGCAGGCACCCTGATGCGAGCCTTCACGGGCGGCACAGGGTCTTCGAGTTGGATCGGCATCCGCTCGCGCAGACCCCACTTTGAGTGCATCAGGAACAGGTTTTGCTGCGGTGGCTCGACCACCACACGCAGATCGTCGGCATACTCACTATATCCTGGCACTGAGCCGTTGGAGAGCACGTTCCCCGGATTGCCCGATATGTGGTAGTGACCGTGGAGAATCGTGTCCAGCTTGACCCCCATGCTGGCATACTGCGCTTGGATCTTCTTCGTGCCTCGGACGATCGGCAGGAATGGACCGGCGAACCCCTGACCACCACCCGTCCCCATCTTGTCACCGTGCGTGTTGAGGACGACGCGACCAAATATGGGGGTCATCTGGTCTTTGGCTGCACTCATCTGAAACGTGACAGCCGGATCGTCAGCGAACTCGCGCTGCACCATAGCACCGATCATCATGTCATAGCTCAGACGGCTGTAGAGTTTGGCCGTGCTCTTGGGGGTGTTGCGCCCGTGGTTCCCTGGCACGCAAGTCACATGGACGCGTCCGAACGCTCGCTTCAACTCGCGGATCGCGGCGCAGGTTTCCTCGACCATCGCCTGCACCTGCTCGTGCGCTGTGAGGTCGTTCGTGATGCGCAGTTCTTCGTGGATGTCGCCGCTGATCAGGTCGCCACCGAGCCCGAGATAGGCACCGACACACTCGGTGTCCTCGGACCACCGCGCACCGATATTGCAAGCGGCTGAGATGTAGCGCCTGAGCCGGGTGCGGCAAATCTCGCTGTCGAAAGCGTTGATGCCGTGGATTTCGTCCGCAGCGATGCACTCGCCCATGTGAACGTCCGACCAATAGCAGCCCACCACGGACTGTGCGCGGGTGCCGGATGGCACTGGTGCGTATTCCGGCACCTGATACGGTACGTCGCGGATGCCCGACAGCTGATCCACGAGGTGTTCGAGTTCGCCCAGCGTGCGCTCGGTGGCCGATGCTTTCTTGCGCCAGAACGCCGCGTCATGCACCTCACGCGGCGGCGGTGCGGGCGGTGCAGATGGTGCGGGCGCGGCACCCAGCAATGTAGCCTTGCGTCTCACGCCCTTGAGCGTCTTTGACGGCATTGACTTGTGAATACCCATCGCCCGTGCCACCTCAGCACCGTTGCCCTTGGCTGCGATAATCGCCTCAAGCACTTCACGTTGGCGCGGCGTGCAGTATTGCAGCAGCGCCGGATCGACGACCAGTAGCTTACCCATCAGAACACTCCGAGAAACTTGCGACGGCTCTTGCGGACAGCTTCGCGGTCACGCTGCTCACACCTCTCAATTATCCCGACTGACTCGTTGTACCTAGAATTGGCCTTGTCGAGTTGTCCGGTTTGAGCGTCTGCGAATACGATCCAGTCGCCAACGGTGGAACCTTGCGGCAAGTCCGCGCCCTGGACCCCCTCGCGCCATTCAGGGGGCAGGAGCGTCGAGCAGGCAGTCGGGGTGCTCACGATAGGTGGTGCGGAGACACAGCCGCTCAAGAGCAATCCGCTGGAGATCAGGATCAATCGGCGCATCTGCACCGGGTGCTTCACGGATGACACGTTCGGTCTCCCTCGTGATCACGTCCACATGACGCTCATATTCGACAGTCCTGCCAACGCTTTGCACTGCATCGGTGCCGCTGGCAAGTGCTGCTTCGGTTTGGTTCTTGCTGAGACGTGCTTGAGTCCGAGCGACTGAACCGCCGGTCAGTGTAGCGACGAGCCACCAAGCAGCGAGGACGGTAAGGCCGAACGCGACGGCAATCCAGATCCAGCGAGCCACGCCGAGCAGTGGAGCACGGAGCCAGATCATTCGTGTGACCCGCTGTCGTTCAGAGTGACACCATCGCGCCCACCGCTGAACATGACCCGCCGACCCATCTGCCACCCGAGAGCAGTCAT